CGGCCAGTGATGGATTCCACTAGTGATGCCTCAGAAATGTTTGAAGACATCGCAGAGCAGGACAATCTTTCACAAGCCGTGGTTTTGGGCTGGACAAAAGACGGCCAGCTTTTTGTTGCAAGCAATATGAGCGAGGGGCCGAGCATGCGCTGGCTACTAGACGTTGCTCAGGTCTTTCTTGATGAAGACATACTGACCCAATGAACGTCACTTGGGTCTTTGTAGTTTACTCTATCGCGTCAGGTAACGTGCCTCACAATTATGAGGAGATATCCGCGAGCTTCTATGATAGCCTAGAGGCATGTGCCGCTGAGTCAGTAGCGCACAACTCCATGATTGGAGCCGAATATGTTTCTGCTTGCCTGCCGATAGTGGACGATTGATATGCAACCCCAGAAAATTAAAAATTTAATAAATAGGCTACCGCCCGAAGAAAAGGCCGACCTCCTCAAAAAGCTCGAACTCCTCAACGAAAAGAAAACACAGGAAAAAGCAGAGCAAAGTTTTCTGGATTTTGTTCAGTCGATGTGGCCTGCCTTTATCGAAGGCGAACACCACAAGATTATGGCTGACGCATTTGAGCGTGTCGCCAGTGGAGAACTCAAACGCCTTATCATCAACATGCCGCCCCGACATACCAAGTCAGAGTTTGCATCCTATCTCTTTCCCGCTTGGTTCTTGGGCAAGTATCCCGAAAAGAAAATAATCCAGACTGCTCACACGGCAGAACTTGCTGTTGGCTTTGGCCGTAAGGTCAGAAACCTGATTAGCAATGACGACTATCAGAAAGTTTTTAAGGGTGTGGAGCTATCATCTGACAGCAAGGCGGCAGGACGCTGGAACACGAACAAGGGTGGCGACTATTTTGCTATCGGTGTTGGCGGTGCGGTTACAGGTAAGGGTGCTGATGTTCTGGTTATTGATGACCCCCACTCCGAACAAGAGGCGGCAGTGGGTCAATACAACTCGGATGTCTACGACAAGGTCTATGAATGGTACACCTCTGGCCCGCGCCAGCGGCTCCAGCCCGGCGGCGCTATCATCATCGTGATGACACGCTGGTCATTGCGTGACCTGACAGGACAGATAATTAAAAACTCTATCCAGAAAGAAGGCGCAAGCGAATGGGAGGTCATAGAGCTTCCAGCCATTCTTCCGTCAGGCAAGGCGCTATGGCCGGGATTCTGGAAGCAGGAAGAATTAGAATCATTAAAAGCTGAACTGCCTGTATCGAAATGGAACGCGCAGTATCAGCAAAACCCGACATCGGAAGAGGGCGCTCTCATCAAACGTGAGTGGTGGCAGGAATGGACACAGTCACAACTGCCGCAATGTGAGGCAATAATCCAGTCATGGGATACAGCTTTCCTGAAAACACAACGCGCCGACTATTCTGCATGTACGACATGGGGGATATTCAACTGGCCTGATGAAGACGGCAAAACAATTCCCAATCTTATTTTGCTGGACAGCTTCAAGGAAAAGCTGGAGTTCCCAGAACTGAAACGTGCGGCCTATGACAAATACTGGGAGTGGGAACCCGACCAGATGATTATTGAGGCCAAGGCCGCAGGCTCCCCATTGATATTCGAGTTACGCTCTATGGGCATACCCGTAACAGAGTTTACGCCATCAAGGGGTCAGGACAAAATTGCACGGGTAAATGCCGTAACAGATTTGTTTGCAAGCGGTGTGGTGTGGTGTCCCCCGACACGATGGGCAGAAGAAGTGGTCGAGGAGTGCGCCTCGTTCCCATCTGGCGACCATGATGACCTAGTTGACTCGACCACCCAAGCACTACTAAGATTCCGACAAGGTGGATGGATTAGGTCAACAATGGATGACTGGGATGAAGAACCAGTGTATCGTAGACCAGTAAGTTATTACTGAGGTATAATCATGGGTAGTTACAGAGGCGGAAGGGCGATTGCAAACATGGCTGGTGGTAAAGGCGGGGGCATGAACGCAAACTCCCCATTGCGACAACAACAAATGGGATTGGTTCCATCCTATACTCCGATGCAGACAATGGGAGGCAAAGGTGGCGGCAAGGGTGCGCCCGCAGTGTCCGCAATGCCCGCAACATCTACTCAGCCTTTCCAACCTCAAGATTTTATGTTGTCGGGTTCGTATCAAAGCCCTTATACCCCGATGTTTGCCAACCAGCTTATGGCAAAATTTATGTCGCCCCCTCCACAACAAAATCCCGGTATAACACCTAGGCCATCCCCAACCTATGGTGGAGCGCCAAAATATCAGCAGATGGTGGTTCGTGACCCATATGAGCAACCTATGACCTCACCGCAACCCGTAACCTTGGGACAGCCGGGCGATTTTGCTTATAGGCCGACTGGAACCGAAGGGGATAGGATTACACCCAGACCCACTAAAGACGTCATAGGTTTCGGACAGCCCGGTGGCCCCGGCTATAGACCGACCATTGACAACTCTGCGTCAGCGCAAACTAGCGAAATGTTCGGCACCACAATGACAAGAACTCCTGCGGAGCAGGCGTTGTTGACAAGAAGGCAGGCGGAACTTGATGCGCTTCAAGCACAGCAAAGCAATCTTGCGGCTCAACAACAAGAATATGACCAGATGTTTGGCGGCTTGACCGAAGAGCAACAGGCGTATTTTGGCAACCAACTGCAAAGACCAAGTCAGATACCGCAACAACCACGGCAGACCCCAATGTATTTGCAAAATTTGTTTAGACAATTAATGATGCGTAGGCGTGGGTACTAAACATGGGCGGCGATAGGAACCTGAAGTGGCTGTAGAAAAGAAAATGGAACCCTCTGACATTGAGGTCATGGGTGGTCAAGATGTTGAAATAGAGGTCGTCAACCCAGAGGCTGTTTCGATAGAAACAGAAGACGGGGGATTGCTAATAGATTTCGAGGGCGGAATCGCGGACGAGCTTATGGGGCCGAGCCACGATGCAAACCTTGCAGACTTCATTGACGAGGGAGACTTGCAGTCAATGGCGTCTGAGCTTGTCGGAGATTTTGATGGCGACCGCATGTCCAGAAAGGAATGGGCAAGAAGTTACGTCAAGGGTCTTGACCTTCTTGGCATGAAAATTGAAGAAAGAAGTCAGCCGTGGGCTGGCGCATCTGGTGTGTTTCACCCAGTATTGACTGAGGCAGTTGTCAGGTTTCAGGCTCAAGCTATGGGCGAGTTGTTCCCCGCATCCGGCCCCGTCCGAACCAAGGTTGTTGGCAAACAAACAATAGAAAAACTGCAACAGGCCAAGCGCGTTGAAAGCGAAATGAATTATCTCCTAACGGAGGAGATGACAGAGTATCGGGACGAGCTAGAGCAAATGCTTTTCCGTTTGCCGCTTGCAGGCTCTGCATTTAAGAAATCATACTACGACCCAATCAGAAAGCGCCCAGCCTCCATGTTTGTCCCAGCAGAGGACTTTGTGGTTTCCTATGGCGCATCTGACTTGGCTACATGCCCACGATACACCCATGTAATGAAAAAAACCTCAAATGAGGTGGCAGAACTTATGTTCAATGGTTTCTACAGAGATGTAGAACTCCCAGACCCAGAACCAGACTATTCAGATATACAAGAAAAATACGATGAGCTTGATGGCGAAGAGGCAGTGATAGAGGATGACGACAGGCACACCTTGTTGGAAATACACACTGACATGATTATGCCACCGCCATTCAATGAGCCAAACGGGCTGGCCTGTCCCTATGTCATAACAGTAGATAAATCATCTAGAACGATTCTATCTATTAGAAAGAATTGGTACGAAAATGACCCTGATAAAGAAAAAAGACTCCACTTCACACACTACAGATATTTGCCCGGACTCGGCTTTTATGGCACCGGACTCATACATCTCATCGGTGGCCTCGCAAAAAGCGCCACTTCTATACTCCGCCAACTCATTGACGCGGGAACGCTCTCTAATCTTCCGGCTGGCCTCAAGGCTCGCGGGCTTCGCATCAAGGGTGATGATTCGCCGCTGATGCCCGGAGAGTTTCGTGACGTTGATGTTCCGGGCGGAGC